TGGTATTTGATACCTGTGCGTATGTTTTGGATATAAAACGGAGAAAATTCTTCGCCTAGCGTATCTGCTGCCTCCACAGTATTCTGATCCGGATCCCATATCGTAGTCCATGCACTCCCAGTCCATTCTATGACAGAGTTGGCTTTGATGACAGGATCTGTGCCGTCTTGGTTTTCCCACGAGCTATCATTGTTGCTAAGTCCTCTCCAAGCCTGCGGTCCTCTATATGGAATCTTTGTGCTGTCTGCTGGATTAGAAGGTAGATCAATATAACCGCCACGATTTACGCTATTGTTGACATCGTCTAACATTAGAAATCTCAAGCCCACAGGAATGGCCGCATGTGAACCGTATACTTCTAATGGATTATACTTGTAAGGATCAATAATAGCATCTATGGTGCCGCTGGCAGCTACTCCAGGCACCGTGCTGGCTACATCATCATTGCCTGGATACGTATCTGTGTCTAAAGACACTATCAATATACTAGGTTCTATTGGATTAATTACAAATGTTCCTACTATCTCCAATCCGTTGGCTTTTTTAAACAAAATCTCACTGCCCGGAACATAGCCGCCTTGTGTATTCAATATGATATTCCAATCAATTGGCTCACCGTTTTTTACTTCCTTTTCGCTGAGGCCCAACGACGTCACTGCCTCTATGGGGTTAACCAATGTTAGATCGTATTGATTGTCGTTGGGGTTGCCAGTGTTTGATTTAAACAATAGAACTCCGTATCTGCCAAACGGACTACCGGCTATACTAATGCCAACAGCATCGTTACCAGGCGCATAGTGCCCAGTAGCACTGTTATTATAAATTAAATCTTCGAGATTTATTACATTTCCTTGATCGTCCATTACATTGGCCACAATGCTCTGCACTATACCTAATTTTTTAACCTTGGCCGGCGGCGATATAAACACGGGCATTTCAAACTCCATGCTGCAGATGTCTATGTCGCTTTCTGCCCCTTGTGGTATAGTTCTGCTTGAAAAATTTGTACTAGTCAAATACATAGCACTGAGACTGGTCCAGTCGATGTAGTTGTCTGTGGTCTGAAGTTCTAGGCTGGGATTAAACAGCACCAAAATCTGTTCAAGCAACTGTAGTTTTTGATCAGTGTTAGAAGTCCATAAATCTGCTTTCATGGTCAATTTAAACGGTGTAGGCATTAATCGTTCTACGGTATAGCTGCCGCCTTGCGCACCTGTGTATTCTCTAGTGCCACTGGCATCTGTGAATCTGCGTTCTCGGATATGTATCTTTGAAATAAATGTAGGATCACTGAGCCTGTTGGTATCCATTTCAAGACCTGTAATATAACAGGCTATCCTTGGCACTGTAGGCATTTTATTTTCTGAATTATCTTTGATAATACTGGCCACTTGCCTAGTTAGATCTCCGTACATCACAGGAATCTGTCGTTGGTCACCGTCACCTGCTTGATACTTAAATCCAATGAACACACGCATGAACTGTGTGACATAACGTCTTATCTGGCCGTCGTAGTGAAAATCCATTATAGGTCTGCCTCAGGTCTAAGAGCCTTGCTGAGACTCTGCTTTTCTTTGACTGTGTGCCCGTCGATGGTTCTCACAGTGGAATTATTAATGAATGTAGATTTTTGTGTTTTCCTGATATCCTTGCCAGCAAACGGTTCACCGGCAGCAACATCACTGGCTCCGAGATTGCTCATAGTCATTCGAACATTGTCCTCAAATTTACGCCATCTTAGGCCATCGTATCTAAACAGTCTGTTAGGGAGATAATCTGTGCGCAGTGCAAACTGCCCGTTGACAGGATTGGCCGGGAATGAAATGCCTGCGGTGAATGGAGCACCATTGGGAGGTACACCGTCTTTGGTTAGATACCCGTTGTAGCCATCTCCCTCTGTTGGCAATATCACACTGCTGGCAGTCTGACCAACATACACAGCATTTCCGTCAGTGTCATATAACAAGTTACCTGCTTCGTCAGTGGCCTGTCTACCAGCATCGACAGTCACTGACGATGCATCTACACTGGCTAATTCAACTACTCCGTCAACAGTTCTCTGCAAGGTATAATACTTGCTGGTGTCGTAGCCGCTGCGTGGCACATCTGCTTCTGCTTGATCTAACACCGCAGAGGTGATCTGCATTTCTTTTTCATAAGTACTGACAACATCTCGCAATGTATCGGCTAGTGCATAGTAGGTGTTGTTGGGTGGAGCAACGCCTGTGACTTCTTGTATGACCTGATATTTTTTACCGTTGGCGGCCAACACTATCTCGCCTGGATAGTAGGTGATGCCTGCGTTATAAGTGCCTTGATAGGAGTCACTATCGGCAATGCCATCTAGGATCTGTTTGAATTCTTGACTGTCTACTAATGGTTTGCACTTGGCACGATATAAGTGCGGATACCATGTGGCTGAAAATCCTTCGGCTGCTCTACTGACTTCTTCTATGACAAAGAAACGTTTCAGCGCAAATGTCAAATCATTGAGAGCATATTCATCTTTGAGATGAGGTAATTCTATTACGTCGCCGGCTATGATTTTACGACCTAATTTTTCCACAGTATCGGTGATATGGAACGTGATAAAGATAGTGTCATTCTGTAGAAATAGTCCAAACTGGCTAAGGTTGAAATCGATATCGGATATATTGTAGACACCGCGCATGACATAGACATCGGGATCATACTTGCGATCTCTGTTTTCTAAAAATAACAGATCCTGTATATTAGACACGCTGTCGTTAGCGTATGCAGGAGTGCTAGGAGTGTCGCCTTGTATAGCTGCGCCTGTACCTATGTATCTGTGTACCAATACATCTGTTCCGCCAACTTGGAACATTTCCCAGGCGGATTTATCTATAAAGCGGAAATCGTTGCCCTTTTCGGGACGGTATAAACTGAGTCTTGGCATAGTCATATATTTACCGCTACGATAAATACTCGTATGAGCACATCAGACCAAGCCAAAAATTCTGTTTATAACTACTGTAAAACCATGCTAGGCGATGGTATGGTAGATGTAGAACTAGACCCCATACACTACGACACTGCACTTAACCGTGCTCTAGCAGTTTTCCGCCAACGCAGCGATAACGCTGTGGAGGAAAGCTACGTGTTTTTAACACTCACCGAGAGCACTAATGAGTATATACTACCTAAAGAAATACAACAGGTACGTCAAATATTCCGTAGATCGGTGGGCTCAAGAACTGGTAACGGCACAGGCGGTACAGTGTTTGAACCATTTAATTTGGCCTATGCCAACACCTATTTGTTAAGTTCAACCAACATGGGCGGCTTGCTGACCTATGAATTGTTTAGTCAATATCAGGAATTAGTAGGCAAGATGTTTGGTAGCTACATCAATTTTACCTGGCATCCGCAAAGTCATAAAATTATCATACACCAACGTCCTCGAGGCGAAGAATCAGTAATGCTACAGGTATACAATTCCAAGCCAGATTTTGCCATCGTAGATGATGTGTATTCAGGTCAATGGATAAAAGACTATGCTCTAGCCAACTGTAAAATGATGCTAGGTCAAGCACGAAGCAAGTTTGGACAAATCGCAGGTCCACAAGGTGGTACACAACTCAACGGCACAGCACTGATCACAGAGGCTCAAACCGAAATGGAAAAGCTAATGGAAGACCTCAAAACTGGTATTACTACTCAGGGATGGGGTTGGATAACCGGTTGACCTTATAACTAATCTATATTATAATTGTTCTAAAGGGGACAATTTATGATCATAGGTGTATGCGGTTTTATAGGCTCGGGCAAAGATACCGTAGCCGACTATCTAGTTAATTTTCACGAATTTCGCAGAGAAAGTTTTGCTTCAACACTCAAAGATGCCGTGGCCAGTGTGTTTGGTTGGGATCGAACCATGCTGGAAGGGCGCACAGCACAGGCTCGAGAATGGCGGGAACAGGTAGATCCGTGGTGGGCAGAACGCTTAGACATGCCTACCCTAACTCCTAGATGGGTTCTACAATACTGGGGCACAGAAGTATGCCGCAGATCGT